ATTTGCAACTTTCCTTGTTGCTTCTTCAAACATATAGGATAAATCCCTTCTTACTTCGTGAAGGTCTGTATCCGTAAAGCCTTCTACAATTCCCCTTGAAATACGCTTTCCGATTTCTTCAATTTCAGCTTTCATTGTATCAGTATAGACAACCATTTGAATCATCATTTTTCGTAAATAGTCTTTTACTTTTCCCAAGAAATCGCCCTGTGTAATTCCGTTTGTAAGACCGTCAATAAAGGTGCTTCCTAAATCGCCCGTAACATCTTTTATAGTCTTTTTGAAGGCTTCCATATTTTTTGCAAATTGAGATACGGCAACGCCCATTGTTTCTTCTATGTGGTCAAATATATCATCAATCTTGTTTCCGAAACGTTCTGCAACTTCGGACATTTCGTCATAAATATCGCTTATTTTATCGGCAACTTCTTCCAGGTCTTCGCCACCCATTAAGGCAGAAACTAAATCCGCACCGACTTCCGATAATCTTTCGGTAAAGCTTTCTGTGTAAACAGCCATTTTCAAAACAGTTTCACGGATCATAGATTTCATTTCATTGAAGAATTCTGTTTTTCCTGTTCCTTCAGAAAAACTCTTAAACATAGCCTGCCCGATATTCTGCCCGAAGTTCTGGAAGGTGTCATAAACATCGGCTTCAAGTTCCTGCAATCCGATTTTCTGTTCTTCCTTTATCATTTCGATATAGGTTGAATATTTCTTGAACTCATATTCGCCCGCATCGGCAATTAATTTTGTTGCCCCGTAAAAATCCTTGTATGAATTAATTACATCACGGTTTTCTTTTACACTCTTTTTCAATGAATCAGAAACATTGTTTAATGCTTCATTAAGTGTCTTTTCTGCTTCTGCTATAAGTAAAATTGTTTCTTTGTACTCATAGTATTTATCGGCAATTTCACCCAATGCACCCGACATTCCAGAAAGAAGCTTTATTGCCCCTTCGGGTTTGTTAAGCAAATCGCCATATGTATCTTCTAAGGCTTTTTGTTTTCCCCGCAGGTCATCAAGTCTTTCGCCCATTTCCTGTAAACCTAAAGTTATAGTTCCCGATTTACTGAATCTAGTTTCCTGTATTGAGTTTAAGCTTTCCTTGAACTTTTCAATCGCTGTACTTGCATCATAAGTTGTTTCCGCAACGGCAGACATTTTATTTGCAACGGCAGACAAAGCACCCGCAGAAACAAGAGCAACGGCGGCACCTGCGGCGGCAATCCCCGCCTGTGCAAAATTACCCGTTGCCAAGTTTACGGCAATTTGTGCGGTCAACTGTTCTGCAAGAGCTTCAAGGATATTTGCAATCGCAGAAACACCCGCAGAAGCATAATCTTCAAAACTTGCCTGCCCTTCTACAAGGGAAGTTCCTATTTTTTTGAATACATCCGTAAAGGCAGATTTTAATTGTGTTTTCGCTACCTTTGCAAGGTCTTCCCCTGTATTTGCCATTTTTTCAATGTTCTTTACGGAAGGTGGAAGCTCTTTGCCCATATCCTGTATTATCTTTAATTGCTCTTTGTAGAATGTATTATTTTCCGTAATAAGTCCGTTTGCTTCGGACATTGTATTGATAAGGGCATCTTGATAGAATTTATATTTTTCTTCAAGGCTTACTGTTTCGCCTTTTATTCTTGCATTCTGTTCCCATATAATATTTTGCTTTGCGATCTTGTCATTATATGCTTCAATCAAATCAGAAGCCTTTTGATTTTTTTCATTCCATCTGTCAATTCGTGCCTGTTCTTTTGCATCGGCATCTGCCTGTGCCTGTGCAGTTTCTTTTGCCTGCTGTTCCTGTTGCCTTCTGATTTCTAAATTATTTTTTAATGTTTTATTTGTTTGCCTTAATGCCGATATTTCATCTCTGTTATATTGCAGTAAATCCGCATATTCGCTGTTGAATCTTGCCATAGCAAAGAAATTATCTTTTACATATTCAACGGATTCTCCATACTGTTTTGCAAGTGCTTCTGCCGCTTCATCCCAACGCTTGATTAAATTTTCATTGTAATCAATTACTGTCTGTAAATCTTCGCCCGATGCTTCGGCTCCCTTTTCAACATTTTTTACCGCTTCATCATAAGCCTGTTTCGCCTTTCTTGCATCTGCCCACCCCTGAATTAATTGTGCAAAATAATTTCTCATAGGGGATAAGGCTTCTTCAAATCCTTTACCTAGACTTTCTTTATAATCGCCCCACGCATTTTTTAATTGCTTTGTAGAATCAATAGACTTCTTTGCCATTCCGTCATATTTACTTGCCAGAATGTCAACGGCTTTTCCGCTTTTGAGTTCTTCTTCCGTAAGTCCTTTTAATTCTGCATTCTGCTGTGCTAATCGCCCCGCACTTCCGTTCAAGGTCTGATTTAATTGTGTAACCGCAGTATCAAGGGAAATCGTGCCTGTGCTAGCCATATCAACGGCGGTCTGCATTATCTTCATCGCATCGGCTTCACTTCTTCCCGAAGCAATTAATTTTGTCATCATCGGGATAAGTTCTTCATCGCCATAGTTTGAAGTTTTCTGAATTGCAGAAGCATAATCAAGTAATACTTTTGTACTTTCACTTGTTACGGCATTAGAATTGTTTACCGCCTGTCTAAGCTGTTCTTCTGCGATGTGTTGTTTTTTATATGCTTCGGTACATTCCCCGACTACTTTTGCGACCGCCTGGAATGCTTTTTTTGCAGTTCCTAAAGCAATACCGACCGCCCCAAGAGTAACACCGACACTTCCTAAAGTGCCGATTAAACCTTTACCGCTTCCAAGATTTTTAATTGTATCGCCAATAGAATTAGTAAATGATTTTGTCGATTTTAAGGCTGTATCAACGCCCTTTTTGAAACCGCTTGCATCTGCGGTGATTTTCGCATTGATTGAATAATCGTTTGCCATAAGAACTCCATTTTATCCCAAAAGACCATTCAAAGAATTAGGGTCTATCGGTTTATCTCTACCTGCGACAAGTCCGTCATCTTCTTCTTCATCATCGGGTGCCTTTCCGTTCATTACATAAGAAGCAACGTAAATCGCAAGATTTTTTGCACGCACTTTTTCTATTTCGTCTTTCTGGTGTATTAAAGCAATTATCTTTCTAGGTGTGGATTTCCAGAAATAAGATTCCTTTAAGCCTATCTCAAAACTACGCATCAAGAGATAAGCCCACGGGAAATCTTTTACGCTTCCACTTCCTATTTTGCCCCTTCTTTCTTTTCGCCTTCTTCAATCGGCAGGCTTCCAAAGAACGCCTTGAAAAATTGCTCCTGTATATACGGAATGTCTTTTACTGTGTATTCGTCTAAATAGGTATCTTCTTCAAGACCCGATTTATCGGTAATACCAAACCATAACAGGCTTTGAATTGTTGTATACGGCATTGTGTCCAAATCATCGAAGAGCTTGTCAACGTTTTTAAGGCTTCCGAATTTCTGTTCAATTTTCGCCCACGCAGAAAAAGAGAATTTTATTTCCCTTTCCTTGCCCTTCAACTTCAATGTAATTTTGTCCTGTTTTACATCAAATAATTCATTACTCATTTTTTTTGCTCCCTATAAAAAAATAACTCCCCGACTGCTAGTATAACACAATCGGAGAGTTTTGACAAAAAACCTTTTTAATTAAAGGCTTACATCCGACATCGGAGTACAACCAACACCGAAGCAATCTTTTAATCCGCTTGTGATAGCAATTGATGCAGGTGTGTTTTCGCCTGCTCCAGGTGTAAAGGTAATTGTCGGACTTGCTGAAGGTGTATCGTCTACAACGAATGTACCATTTACCAAATCACCGCTTGAATCAGTAATAATTACTGTCTGTCCGTTGATTACAGATGCAGGGGCAAATACGAAGTTTCCGCCCGAATCTTTAGCACCTGTGATTACTACATCACCGCTTGAAAGTGCGGCAGTTGCAGTCAATTCACTTGCATCAACTGTTACAGATACAACAGGTGCATTAAACCAATTTGCTTTTACAGTTGCATCGACTGTCGGGTCATCTGTTCTGATATGAGTACAAATTGTGCCTGCTTCCTGTCCTGCGGGAACATACTGTGTCTGTACAAACTGTGCTGTTACGGAAATATGTCCGAAGTTCAAAGAATCAGTTTTTGTTTCTCCGCCTGTTTCTGGAACACTAAATTTTCCTTTTGCATACCAGAAATACTGATAACGGTTGTTTCCGTTTCCGTCTTTTCCTGCAAGCCATACACGGAAGCCAAGTGCATAATCGCTTGACTGATCAAGCGGAGTTTCTACAACAATTCCGTTTGATTTTGTCTGTCCAAGTAAAGCGGCAAGAACATCAACATCAACATCAATCATTTCAAGATTGAGTTCTGTATTTCCACGATTAGAAGCAGAGAAGAACGGACCATTGTCCGCAAAGTCTACTGCTACATCTGAATTAGGGTTTACTGTCGCATTGACAGCACCCTTTAATGGAATTACTGAATCGTAAGTAATTCCGTTTGCATCATCGGAAAGAACTTTTGCAATAACTACATTGTCCAAACCGATTTTTGGTGCTTCATTTGCCATAGTTATAATCTCCTTATAATTTATAACGTTATATTTTATACGGAGTAAAACTCACGTCTAAAATCCATTATCCTATGCTTTACATTATCCGTTGTATCTGCTACTTCTTGATTGTTGGTACACGCCCAAAAATCAGAACGGAAAATCGTATGCACTACTTCTGCAATTTCTTCAACCTTTTTATATGTCTTTAAGGTTTTAGAAAATATATGTATTCTTACCTGTGCCGATGTTCCTTCGGGCAAGTTATCCGAAAAGGCAACATCAAAACTTGTTGTGTCTTCAAAAATCACTAAAGGGAATGTATTTACTTCTTCGGGATATGCACTCATAACTTTATTTTCACCGATTAAATCTGTAAGAGCTTCGTTTGATAATAAAGTCATATAATATTTCTTTAAGTTCATTTTCCGAATATCTCCCTAAAATATCCCGCAATCCAAGATTGCAATTTTATAATACTAAAAGAAAGCCACGGTCTAGGTTTCATTTTGCTAGTTCCATATTCCAGATAAACAGGATAACCCTTTAAGATACTTCCCGCATATCCTTCTGCACTTCCTTTTTTTATTTCAACAGAATGCGTTACACTCTGCATTAATGTTCCCGTGTCGGGTGCAGGCGGATTTCCTTCCTGTGAAGGGTGATGCCCTTTCGCATAAGTCTTTGATGTATCAATAGCCGTGTTCCGCATTTCCTGCTTTGCCGTCTGTTCAATTTTAGCCGCCGTCATCGTTACAAATTGCCTTGTATCTGCATCAACGTTTTTATCCGCCTTCTGCAACGCCTTTGTAAATCTTGCAACGTCTTTTTCAAAACTCATTCACCTTCCCCGTTTTCTTCTTCCTGTTCTTCTTCAATCACTTCATTTTCAATCGGCACTAATAAACATTCCCCGTGCTTACTCCAGGCATTCACGGGCATTATATTAAACCATTCTTCCGTGCCGATAAAACAACAGGTAACTTTTGCCCGATTACCTGCCTTTATATTTTCGTGGAAGCCGTTATATAAAAACAGTCTTACATTTCCACGAATAGAAGAAAGTCCGTAAACTTTCAATTCATCTTCCGTCAAGGCGTGCGGTTGTACATCGCCTTCAATCGTTTCAATCAAAGTATATTCGTTGATTGTATCGCCATCTTCGTCAATCTCCGTTACTTCCTTATAAATTGAAACTGTCGAATTATTAAACCTTACCATTACGCAAGACCCACCCATCTATATTTTTCTATCAGTTTTCTACAACTTGCAGAAAGGCTTGTTGTACTTGCATCATCGGTATAAGTTTCTGATATATGCCCTTCCGAATGAGATTTAATTCCGATTGCCCCTGTCTGTTCTGCGTTGTATCTGTATACAACTTCATCAAGACAAGCCGAATAAATATCAGAAGGTAAACTGTCGGGATTGCCTTCAACATATCCTGTATCGCCTGGAAGATAATAGCCTGCAATATATGTAACTTTTACTACCCAAGCACCCGATACAACATCGTAAGTAAATCCCCTTGTATAAACTTTTCCGCACCAACCAAGACCACGATATAAGCGACCCCAGAATTGATACTCTGGAAAAAGTTTATAATCGTCAATCGCATTCCCGTCAATCGTAACACTAGAAACCGATTGAAGCGGGAAGTGATTTAATTGCAGAATCTGGCGGTTGTTTACTGCCTGTATTTCGTCCGTGTATTCCTTCCTTGACAGCGAATAACCGATATAGCTTTCGATTTTTGCAGAAGTATTTTTAATCATTAAATTAAGTTTATCGTCCTGCGTTGTATCGTCTGCGGGTATTCCTAAGAGAGTTTTTACATCTGATAAAGTACAAAACATCATATCAAACCGCCTTCCTTAATTAGTCTGCAATAGGGTCTTTGTTGAAATCGCCAAGAACACCGATTGCACTTGTTGAAGTAATTACCTTCAAATAAGCCTTTGCACCTGCGATGTCGATGTTGTTTGTGCCATCTGCTAAAACCGCATAATCTGCAAAAGTTCCGCTTGATGTTGCACAATCCTGTAATTTTCCCGCACCGTCTGCAAGGATAACAATGCTTTCTGCTGTTCCTTTTCCGAATGCGGTTTTTGCATCGTCTACAATTGCAATCTGTTCAAATATTTTTGATCTAGTCATAGCTTTAATCTCCTTTAATTTTTACAGGCGGGGAACTTCCCCACCCGTTTATAAATTACGATTCTGTAAGTGTTGCCTTAACAAATGCTTTCGGCTGTCTGCAAGCAAAATCACATTCTGTGATTAAGCGGATAAGTGTAAGGTCATTGTCGAATGCCGATACAGTCTGTCCACCGCTTGAGAATGTGCCTTCTCTTGAGATTTCAATAGAAATATCTCTTGAGATACCAAACATCATTTCTGCGAAATCACCAATCCAGAAGTCGGCAGTTGCAGGACTTCCTGATGTGTAACCTACTGTACTTGAAGAATGGAAATCAAATCCACGGAGTTTGCCTGTTCTTGCCATTTCATCAGACCAAGCGAATGGACCCGATGAGAATGCCTTATTGCGAATCCAAGATTCTCCGATAGGGTTGAATAACCAATGTACATTTTCAAGGCGAACATTTGCCTGCTGTAAAAGTGCAACCATATCATTAGGTGTTGTAAGAGAAAGAGCAGATGCAGAAGATGTCTGAATGTCTGGATTGTTTGCCAATCCTAAAGGCTGATAAGCACTTCCTGTACCATTCAACATAGCATCATCAAGAGCAATTCTTGCTTTTCTCATAAGGTCTTCTGCAACCCAACCTTCAATGTTTACACCGCTTGAATTGATAAGGGTGTTTGATACGGCACAAAGTGCTTTAAGCTTCTTTGCACGCATATTTACTTCACCGAATGCAGGCTGTGTTTCTCCACCCTGTGCAGATTCACCAACCCAAGATACAGAAGAAGTTGTGTCCATTCTAGGAATAGACAAGTTTCCGTGAACAAGCGGAACACGTCTGATATTGAGTTTGTCAATCAGAGTTGTTGCTACAAGGGCATCAATGTATTCACCGCTAAAAGCAAGCGGAACAGTAAAGCCACCATCAGAAGGTGTTGTTGCATTGAGTGCTTTTTTCTGTTCAAGGACTTTGTGAAGTCTTTTTGAATATGGGAAATCTTTTTTTGCCTGTGCTAAGATTTCGTCATTTGATACCTGTGCAACGTTTGATTTTCCGCTTGCACCCATAGCAGAAGTTGCGGCGGCAATCATCTGATTTACGATTGTAACAGGTGTTTCCTTTGACATTCCGTTATCACCCGATACGGCATCTTTGAATGCTTCAAGGTATTTTACGTTGTCTGCCTTGTCTTTTTCTGCCTTTGCATTGATTTCTGTAACGGCTTTCTGTACTGCTTCATTAAGCTGTGCTTCTGAAACGCCAGAGCCTAAATCCTTTGAGATTTCTGCCTTTGCGGCTTCAATCTGTTTCTGTGAACGTTCATCAATGATACGTTCAAGTTCTTTCATTTCCATAATGAAGTTCTCCTATAAATTAATTTACGGTGCTTCCGTTTTATGAATTGCGGTATTTCCGCCTAATTCCCAAAATAAACCGCCCCGAAAATACAAGGCGGTTATCCCTTTAGTCTTTTACAAACTGTCCGCAGATTTCAACAATAGCAGTTGCACCAATTCCGATTGATGCGTTGATTGCTGTTGCGTATGCAGGGTTGAAGAATGTAACGAATGCAACGGCGATTGTAGACAATCCACCGATTACACCAACGACTAAATTGTAAACTTTCTTTGACATTTTTATCTCCTTAAAAGTTTAATTTATTTTATTTATACCACAAGAAAAATTACTTGTCAAAAATCCTAAAAAAAACCCCGACTTTTTACATCGGGGAAACCGTAGTTTTTTAGGAGCAAAAAATCAAAGACTTTCCAAGTCTATTTTTTCATCTTCAATTTCTATTTCTTCGCCCCCTGTGTCATCGTCAATTTCAAGTTCATCTTCTACTTCGTCAAGTTCTGCAAGTAAACTGTTCAAGGTGACTGCAATCTGTTTCAATGTATCACGGCACTTTTCTATATCGTCCCCGCAGGCTTTTATTTTATCAAGGGTCTGTCTTGTTTCGGCAGAAATACGCCTTCCCGATTTTTCAACAGTCAAGAAGTCTTTTGCAAATTCATTTCCGAAAGATTTAACGGCTTCTGCAATTGCATCCTGATTTGCAGGAACAGCCACGGCAGAAAACTCCAGAAGTTCCCATTTTATGATGTCAAAGCCTGTCTGTGTTTCTTCATACTCAAGCGGAATAAATCCGACCGATACGGCATTAAGCATTCCTGTTTTATAACAATGATATGTAAAATCGACAAGCTTTGCTTTTTCGCTTGCCTGTGTCGGGTCTGTAGAAAGTTCATCAAGTGTCGGGAAATAAACGATTGCCTTTACTTCATTTCCTTCTACCCAAAACTTTGTTACTTTACCAAGCGGGAATTCCCTTGAATTGTGGAAGGAAAGAAAGACAGGGTTTTTCATATAGTTTGTAAAATCAACCCCGCCCGCACGCAGAATATCGCCATCACGATCAACCACTTCTTTTGAAATAGTAAACTGAACGCTTCTATCCCCCAAGTCTTTTGTAATAACCGATAAATCTTTTTTATTTGTCTGTCCTTTTTCAAGTTTCATATTTCAATTTCTCCTTTACTGAATATATGGTGCTACGGTGCATCTACAATTGCAAACTTGCCCCGCAGGTGCAGAAGCATCTCCAGGATATTCCATAAACGCCCCTTCGGTATTTTCGTCCGCAGGCACTTCAAACTTTTCTTCAACAGGAATGACAGTTCCGTCCATAATTAAATGTGCATCCCTTGTTCTATCGTCCTGTACGGAAATCCACTCTTTTTGTATAATGCCTTCTGCCTTGTAAAGTTCATTACTTCCCGCATTCATTGTAGTACAACTTTCCGTCCTTGCAATTAAGGAAGCACGATATTTTTTATCGTCCTTGAACATTTCATCTGCGGCATCAATCAAGACCTTTGCCCTTTCTCTAGGGTTATCGCCTTCATAGATTGCTTCTGATAAAACTTTACGCAGTTTCTTTTTTGTAGTCCTGTTCATATCCTTGCAAAGTTCAAGTCCGTAACTGTCAATCCACGCATTAAAAATCCGCCTTACCCTTTCATCAATTTCCTTTACACCTTTTTTATTGAGTAACTGCAAGGCGTGTTCTGCACCTGTATTCAAGCCGTTCAAGAATGCCCCTGCAAGATTATTCAAAAGTGCTTTATCCATTTTATTGTTGTAAAGGTTTTCGATTGCCGTTGCGACATCTTTATTTTCTTCGCAGGCTTTTTCAATGACTTCATCAACTAATTCATTTTGCTTTGTAAAAGCTTTATTCATTGATTTTACAAAAGGGCCTTCAATGCTTGTTGCCCTTGCATCAAAAACTTTCCAGATTTTCGCACGCCTTTCTTTATCTGCATCGGACTTCAAGACCCTGTATTTCTTTTCATAAGCCGTTTGAAGTGCCTTGAATTCTTCTTCCGTCAATTCTTTTTCGCCTTCAATTTCAAGGTTTTTCGGAAGTTCAATTTCTTCTTCCGTTACATCAATATTTTCTTCTTCGGGTAATTCAATCGGCTCTGAATTAAAAGGTATTTCCGTCTGTCCGAAAGAACGCAGATAAACATCACCGCCTTTTTCGTCTTTCTCATATCCCATAGCTTCACGCCAATCGTTGACAGTAAGAACGCCCCTTGAAAGTCCGTCATTTGCTATGCGTAATTTCTGTTCAATATCTTCTTCAATTGTGTTTTCGTGATGTAAAATAAGCCGTCTTTCTTTATCGAAATCTTCCCATAACAGTTGCGAATTGATAACCCTTTCATACATTCTTAAATAGTCCGAAAGAACGTTTTTATTTAAGAGATAGAATGCAGAATCAATTGTGCTTCTGTTTGAGTTTTCAAGAATACCCACGATTTCGGGTGGAATGTGAAATTGCTGTAAAGCCGCATCACGCAGAAATTTTCGGCTTTCAACAAAATCCATTTCCGTTGGTGATTGTGATATTTTTTCAAACTTTGCATTATCGCCCGTCAAGACCATCGGCTCTTTTGCGTGATTTACTCCCGCCATTTTCTGCAACCAAGTCTGCTTTATCTGATCCGCACTTTCTTTGTTTCCGCCTGGAGCATAGATTATTGCAGAAGGTGTTGCATCATTAAAGAAAAGATTTTTAGAATATTTTGCCGCATATTCGTCCGATTGTATTTCGTCCCCGATTGCTTCACTTGTACCCCTTCCCCTTCCGTAAGGGTCATTCAAATCTATGTCCTTAAAACTGATTACATCTTCAACGGGTACAATGATAGATTTCCCGCCCGCAGTTCCGAAGGGGTAAATCCCCCAATATTTTTGATTTATTGTCGGGGTAGAAACTACCCAAGAAGGCGATACAGGTTGCAAGCCGACAATCTTTTTCCCATCACGGATTTTAAGAAGGTATGCTTCACCAACTAAGGAATAACAGGCAAAAACAAAATAACGGATTGTCCACCCTGTCAATTCCCTATCCGCAGGACAAGGATTTTCAAGTAAATTATAGATTTCGTGATTTTCAATAATGCTTGCTTTGTTTTTATTCTTTCTGAAATCGCCTTTATTGTAAAGATAAAGTTCTGTACTTGCACATTTATTTGCGATTACCCGCACCCCGTCAAGTCTAGGGTTTGTATGATATAAAGACAGTAAATCACGGCTTGCCATTGACGGAGCCTGCGACCAGGTCTTTTTAATCATCTTCTTGATGCTTTCAATCGGATTCATAAGGTACTTCCTTTTCTTGATATTTGATTTTTAATATACACCAAGAAAAGAAAGTTGTCAAAAATCGTTAAAATAACTCTTGTTGCTTCCAACTTCTAAACTGTGCATCATAATCGGCTTCTGTAACTTCACCAACAAATTGAATTGATAAATCCCAATCAAAACAATTATTCGGATTTTTTGCCGCTTCTGAATCTTCCCAAACAGGAAGCACCCAAGAATGAATGCTGTCCTTGAACTTAAAATAAAGCATTTCTACCACCTTAAAAAATACAAGGGTTTGATTTATAGTTTTTATCTTTGTAGAATTCAAATTTTTCTGTTTCGGAAATATGGCGGAATTCTGCTTTTAATTCTGGATAATTCCTAAATAACCATTTTTCCCAAAGGCTTTCAAATCCACAACTTGCCCCTTCTTTGTGCCAAGTTTCACCGATAAGCTTTTTAATTTCGCCCATCATTTCACGATTCCAAGATTTTTCAAGTTCTGCTTCAAAATCCATATCAAACTTAAACCCGCTTGTTATTTCTTTCAATCCTGCAAAATCCCTTCCACAATTTTCAAGATGTGTAAAAGTAAGAAAACCATTTTTGCAAAAAACAAAAAGTGTAATTCTTAATTCCTGCATATAATCAATATCTACATCTGCAAAACGAACTACCGCACCGCCATTTTCTTCGGCAACTGCTTCAATGTCCTTTACTGCCTGTTTATGTTTCTTAAACTGATTTATAAAAATCTTTTTTCGCTGTTCTGAAAGCGGAGTTAAAAACACGCTTCTTTCTTTACTAATCTTATTGCAACAAGTAGTACCAACATTATAAATCTGTTTGTCTGCCCTGCCGATAAGCTGTACTACATTTGTTATATAAGTGCCGCAATCTGCACAACACAAACCTTCTTTTTCGCCTAAAGTAAAATAGTTTTTGAAGATATATTCCTGCTCTGGTAAAGTCTTAAAATATTTCATAGCACGCCCCCTTTTGCTTTTCTAAATATATCTTAACACTATTTTTATAATATGTCAACACTTTTTTTTATTTATTTCTGCCATTTTCTCCATCTCTTTTTTTATCCTGTCTATGATTGCAGGGTCTTTTACAAAATACCCGAAAAGCCAATGAACGAATTTATGTGTCATATTATTACAACAAAGAAAATTGTCATTAAGGATTTCATAATGTGATTCGTCTAAATCTTCGTGATGAAAGTTCCACCCTTTACGGAGCTTGTGCATTGTAATTTTATCAACTCCGCCGCACTCTAAAAACTTTTTTTTCTTATGGTCTTTGAATGCTTTTGAGTTTCTGAAATTGCGTTTTGCCTTCTGCCTGTCGTTCATTTTTCAATTCTCTTTTTCGGCTCTGTCTTTGCCACGCTGTTTTTTATGGACCCGACACTTTCTTTTGCATCAGGCACAAAACACATTCCAACATATTCATTTTTGTAAATATATCCGCCTGGAACTTTCGTTATTTCGTAATTCGTAACTTCGTCATAAACGGAATCACCACCGATTTTTAATTCGTTCAAGTAGTCCTGTAAGCTTTCGCCCGCCTTTCTAATCTGCTTCATTTTCCACCCCCTTAATAAAGCATAGGTCTATTTATTTTCGGCTCGTAGAAAAGCATTAAAACAGAATCCGCCCTGTCGGGTGATTTTCCCCCGTTTCTGCTTTTATACGCATCTTTACTTTCTACACATCGCCTTGCCTTGTGATCGTAACTGTACCGCCTGTCCGTTAGTTCGTGAAACAGTTTATCGTCATTCATAAGGCTTACTTCTTCAATCGGGAAAGTACACCACATCTCCGAAGGTAAATCCCCGAACTTGTCTGCATCCTGCGGTTTGCTTCCGAAGTTGATGCCGATAACTTCACGATAACCCCTTCCCTTTAGAATGTCTACAACGCCACCGCCGACACCTGTTTCATCAACCTTGATTTTCATATTGTGATTTCTCCCCGCAATAACTTCCAGTTTGTCGCATAACTCTACAAGGGAAATATCTTTATATTCTTTCAAGTCAATCATCTTTAAGCCTTTACGCATTGTGATTATAGAACTGTCTGATCCATAGCGGGCAACGTCAACGGCAATCTGATAATCGCCTTCGTTTGACACTTCCCTTTCCATAGCTTCACGCACGGCAATTCTTGACATTACGGAATTATCTGCCTGTGATAAATATTCCCCGTTCCAGATATGCTCCGCTAAAGAAGGATTGTATTTGAAGTCTGCGTCCATTTCGTCTTGAAGTCTTTTTGTAAACCAAGGGTTATCATTCCAGTTGCATTTTACTACAACAGCACCCTTTCTTGTTTTCAAAATGTTTATCGGGTCTTCTTCCGTATTCGGATTGTAACAGGCATATATTTCGGAATTGTCGGCTCTGATTGTCGGTAAAAGCATCTGCAAACTTTCGGCAGAAATTGTCTGTGCTTCTTCAAGCCATACCCTTGTAAATCCTTCAAGTGATTTAATTGCGTTACCTGCACGCAAATCTTTCAAGCCACGGAAAATAATACGGCTTCCGTTTTCGTGTTCAAGGGTTTCTTTTGTAACAGTCCACCCCGATATATGAAGCCTTTGGATTGTATCAACTAAAAGCCTGTATGAACTTTCTGCAAGTGATTTTTGTATTTCACGGCAACACAATAAACGGTGTGTATTTACTGATAATTCTTGAATAAGTAAAGAAGCAATACTCCAGGACTTGCCCGACCCACGCCCGCCTTCCGTTATTTTATAAGGTGCGGGGTTTCTGAAAACTTCAAGGCACGGCACAACTTGATTTCTGTAAAGCCTTAAATATTCGGCTTTCTTTTCGTTAGAAAGTGCATCAAACTGTGCTTCCGTAATTTTTGGAATAATCGGCTCTATCATTCAATCCCCATAAGACTTTTGAATTCTGCCTTCATTTCTTCTGTACTCTGGAGCCTTGCATTTATATCGCCCGATATTTTTATATTTTCGCCGTCTAAACAGCTTCTTAATTCACGCATAAGGGAAACGGAAGAAGCATCGCATCTTGCCATAACTTTCTTCATACATTCATTGACTAATTCTGCCCCGCTTAATTTTTTTGTATTATCGCCCTGTCCGATTTTATATTCTCTTTCAAGGAACTCTGCGTAAATCTGCGACATAAGTTTTTTCTTTGCGTTATTTTCTTTTCGTTTTTCTGCGGATTTTAATTGTCTTTCCCTTGCGTTTTCGGGTGTGCAAGGTTTTAATTTAGAAGGATTTCCACCTGCCATATTTTACCACCTTTTCACTTGCAAAACACTTGCTACTCTAAACAACCCGAAGTTATCTTCAAGCCATTTTGTTTCGCATAAAGTGTATATCTTTTTCTTATGACATCACAATAGAAAGGGTCAAGTTCCATTGTGCGACATCTCAAACCGTTCTTTTCACAACCGATTAAAGTTGAACCACTACCGCCATATAAATCAACAACCAATTGCCCCCCCCTAGCGTATCTTGTCATAAACCATTCAATCAGTTTAATCGGCTTTTGTGTAGGGTGATAGCGTTTATGGTCGAACTCTTGTTCTGTTCCGAAAACACTCGCCCATTTTACCCTTGCAATATCTCGCTTGTGTTTGTTTTTACTCCAACACAATTCAAAACAAGAACCATACATCTTATCTGCACTTTCGTCTTTTGCAAGGTCATTTTCTGTACTTGCTCTTTTATCCCATACAACCCAAGAACCGCTATTTTTATCTTCAAGCATTTCTGCGAAGTAATCTGCACCCCATAAAAAGATTTCTTTGCAATATCCGAAGTTCTCAAAAACTGTTGTTATCAATTCGGGTTTGAAATCGTCTACAATTCCCTGTGCGTACTTCTTGCCGTTCTTGATGTTTTTACCTTCTGCAAACTCTAGTTTATTTTTCATACTTGAATAATCTGTATCAAGCCCCATTCCATAAGGCGGGTCAGTAAAGACTAGGTCTGCCTTTTCTCCCCCCATAAGCCTTGCGACATCTTCCGCATTGGTGCTATCGCCACACATAAGAATTGAATTGCCTAGTTCGTACATACAACCCCTTTCGCTATTCGGCTTTTCTTTTTCGTCAATGTCTGGAATATCGTCATCACCCTGTGTTTCTTGTGGTTCTGTTGCGTCTGTAAAATCAATTACGCTATCGGGAAGTGCTATTTCGTCAAAGTTCAAATCAATATCTTCTGCAAATTCAAGAACGCTTTCCTTTGTCATTTTTCCGTATTGTGAATTCAAGCGAAGAAGTTTTTGCTTTGCTTCGGTCTTGTTTTTGCATTGAATATAGACAACGGGTAAAGGCGGGATAATATATCCGTCTTTCTGCATTTTGCATAAGGTTGCAAATCTGCCGTGTCCGTCAATTAAATAGTTTTTGTTTCCGTTCTTCCAGATAAAGAAGGGGAAAGAAAAACCAAACTTGCAGATTGACAGTTTTATTTTGTCATAATCAATATCGGTGCGTTCTTTCAATCCGCCCTGCAATTCTGTCATTTCTGCTATTTCTAGCTTGTCGCTAGTTTCGCATTTTATGCTTATTGTCTGTATTGATTTCATTTTATGCTCCTGTATTTATTTTAACACAATGCAGAAGAATTGAAAAGTTAAAAAGCTTTGATAACTTCTTGCAATTTTTTTCTTACGGCGGCACAATCTTCCGTTGCCTGTTTCAATCCCTGTTTAAGAAGTTCGTTTTCTGCTTCAAGCCGTTTATGATCTTGCAAAAACTCTTTTACACTTTTGAAAGTATCAAAGCCGTTATCCTTCATCGCCTGGACTATTCTTTCAAAGCCTTCTAACTGTTCAAGCCTTTCTTTTGTAATTTCAATTTTTTTATTCATTCCTTACCCCTTCAAAAAGTTTTCTGCCTGTTTTAAGACATCGTGAACTTGATAATTCAAATATTCTTCATCTGTGTTTTCATTAAAATCACCTAAATGAACTAAACAATTTATTATATCTTTTGCTTCGGTAAGTTTTCCAAGCACTTCGCTCTTGTCCTTGATATCTTTCCAAGGTATCTGTCCGTCTAAGGCTTCGAGTTCTAGTTTAAGTCTTGCGTTTTCCTGTTCAAGTTCTTCGATTCTTTTAAGTGCATTGTTTAATGTTTCTGTGTTGTCTGTATGTACTGTATCTTTTTCACATTCGTTATATCCTGCAATAAAACTTTCTTCTGCAATTAAAGCATCACTTTTTCTTTTTGTTTGATTGTAAGAAGGAATTATATATGTAAATACAAAATCTTTACAAAACCGTTTTGCTTTCTGTTCTACTGTCATTTTCTTTTACTCCTTAACTTGCGTACATATTTATTATTTAATTTCTCAAGCAGAAAGTTTCTTTGTTCTTCTGTATGAACCTTTGCAACAATTTCTTCTTTTCTAGGGATTGCCCTATTATTATCTTCACACCAACCAAAAGGAATTATGTTATTTTTGACATAATTTTCTTCTTTCCAATCAGTCGTTTTAAGTATCAAAAACATATTCTTTTACTCCTTTATCTTGTTTAATAATTCTTTCATTTCTTCTTCTGTCCGTCTGGTAATGATAGGAAGTGTTCTGCAATAAAAATATTTGTTTACAATCTCCCCATATTCATCAAGCATTTTCCGATACAAATTATTTGACGGAGTTCTTCGCCCTTTTTCTATATCGCATAAATAAGACGGAGATATTCCTAATTTCTTTGCCATACTTCTTAAAGAGATTTTTCTTGTTTCTGCAAGAGTAGGTATCATTCTTTTATTTCTCCTAACATATCTATAAAATCACTTGCCTTTATTCCCATAAGAATACCTGCACTACTACCGATTTCATCTTCCTTGTTCTCGCCTTCAAAATTATCGTAAAACTCTATCGCTTCTTTCTTGCTAGAGTTCTTGTCGATAAAAAAGAATGACGGATAATCTTGTAAAACAAAACTGTCTGTCAATGCCCTTAGAAAAGCTATTTCTTCTTCGGAATTGTCCTGTGGTATCTGGTAGAACTCACCATCTAGAATTGCTATTTCCTTTTTCATATTCTTGATGTGGTAATAAGACAAAAGGACTTCTCCATAACATTGTCGTGCAGAAAAATCCGCATCCCCGAAAATAATTAAGTATTCGGGAAAATCTGAATAGCCGTTTGAGATCAAGACATAAGACCTTTCCTTTTTGTCGGTGCATAAAGTAATCGTTGTATAATACGCATTAAATATTTCGATTGCCTTATACTGTGCAAAAAGCGATGCGGCAAAGAAAAACAAAATCAATCTGCATTGTATCTTGCGATTGTGCATTTCTGCCCCCTTATTACAATTCTTGTCTTTCCTTGAATTGCCCTTTGTACTATCTGCCGAATGCCCGATGCTTTCTTATCTGCAAACCGCCTTATTTCTTCCAGGCTTTCACAATATGCAATCGGGAATTCCGTTTCATCATAAATTACATAATAAAACTTCTGTTTCATTATTGCCCCCTATATAAAATATCTTAACACGATTTTAATTGATTGTAAAGAAAAAAAGTCTTTGTGCTACGTCTGGAACATCTTTGCAAGGTCAATTTTGGGGAACTGATTGCAAGGACTATCACTAGCACCGCCCGACACGGCTTTTTCCAAATTGCTTTTATCTTGCTTGTCTACTTTGCCCCGTAAACAAAAGGGTATATTTCCAGTCCATACGGACAAGGATTTCTATTTTTTTACCGCCTTTTTATATAAGGCATTTATACTTTCTTCAATGTCAATGAAAGCCTGTTGCCATTCCTTAAAAGATTTTTCCGACATCGGCAAGCCTTCACGGTTTACAGTTTGTCTTTTTTCTGTCTGTTTTGTAAACTTATTTTCCATACTTAAAATCCCTTATTTCTTTAATCAGAATATCGGCTAATTTCCCTAATCCTTCTTTTCCCCATATCTGTATATATTCATATATCAGAATGTCTGCAATAACTTCTAGGTGATGTCCGTAACTACTTCCGACATCCACCGATTGATTACAGGATAAAGAACAAACAAGTTCACCGTTTAATGTGTGGTCTATTACCCACGATCCATATTTTTTTATATACATTTCTTTTTGTGGTATTTTATGGGCATATTGCATTTGACCCTGTGAAAGCGGTCTGCCACAAACAGGGCAAAGCCCGTTGCTTCTGCAGAAAGCTTTTTCCCTTTGTTCAATCTGTTTTTCTGTCATTCCGCAACAATCCCCAATTCTGAACAAAGCTGTATTGCTTCTTCAATCAAATAAGACATCTGCAAGGTGTCAACCTGCGTTGTAGAAAAAGGTCTTATCCGCCCCGTCATTTTATTTACTGTATACGGATAACCCCTTTTAATTGCCCTTTCTTTCAAGGCATCTTTTACATCTTCGATGTCGTTTCCTGTTTCCTTGCAGATTTCTGTTACAAGGGCATAAAACTTGTTATTCTGCGACCCTTCGCCAGTTGTACGGCTTTTATAAACCCGCTTTATATCGCAGGTAATAAAACCCCCGCTTTTTTCTTCCGCTTCTTCATAGATTTTTTTCATAACCTGTTTAATCTGCAAAGAAGGAAAATGCAGAAGAAGTCCTTTTTCTGTAAGTTCTGCCCTTGTAATTATTTTCATACTATCCCCATAATTCCTGTTGTTTTACTTTCTTTTCTTCCTGTTCTGCCTTTACGAACATATCGACCGATTGACAGGGTAAAATCTTTTCATAAAAGGCTTTCACAAATTCCCTTTTAAGTTCGAAGCCGTATGCACGCCTTCCAAGATTTGCCGCCGCTAATAAGGTTGTTCCACTTCCTGCACAACAATCAATTACAACATCGTCAATATCTGTATAAGTTCGTATAAGGCTTTCAAGTAAAGGAACAGGCTTTTGAGTTGGATGCACTTTCGGAGTATCTTTATCGTCTAACCATTCCCGACATTGAAAAATCATTTTGCCGTTATTACGGAACTTCGGAAGCTTATCCCGATAAAAAAGTAAAGCAATTTCAAAATTACCGACTGCCCGCATATTTGCTTTCAAAACCTGTGCAGAATAATTTTTATAAAAAATTAAAACCTGGTGATTTTTAAATCCGTACTGTTCCGCATAATGTATCAATTCTTCCTGCTGTTCATAAGCACAGAATAAAATCATACAACCTGCATCGCCCCTTTCCTTCGGCTCTTTTTTAAGAAGGTTTGAACAGAAATGGAAAAATTCAGAAATACGGAAACCCGCCTTTGTATCTGTATCAAAAGCCGTTGCACCTGCAAACTTGCTTTCCCCATTTGAATTATCCCCGCCTTCATACCACATCGGATTATTTCCGTACATATTCGCCCCTAATTGATACGGAATATCGGTCAAAATTAATTGTGCTTTCAAAATATCGTGTGATTTCCAATTCTGGAAACTGTCATTATAAAGTGCTATTCTTTCCATTTTCTTTTCCCCACACCCGCCCCGAAGGGCAGGATTGTTTTTTATCTCTGATAATATCCGCCATTCTGTTGCGGTCTATTCTGATAATTGTTTTGTCTGTTCTGCGGTGCATTCTGCGAAGTATTGCCCGAAGCATTCTGCGAAGGTGTCGGATTGTACGTTGCATCAAGAACATCATTTTCAACAATTTCAAAACAGTTCTGATACAGGTATCTTTTTAAGTAAGTAATAACAGCCCCCGTGTTCTGTACTGCGTGGCACCCCTTCAAGTTCGCTTCACTCATAGGGGCTGTAAACTGAATTCTTCCATCGCCTTCCAGGTCGCAGAAGTCCAAAGTTGCAAGGTCTTTATTAAAATTAAGAACGCAACAAAACTTTAATTCATTTGCAATCTGATTTATAAAAGGCAGGATGTCCGATAATTCATAATAGGTATATCCCGCAAATTTATTATTGCCCGATTTTTTTATATTCGCATTTTGAAAACGCAATCTTGCTTCATTTAATTTTTCAAAAACTGTCATTTTTTGCTCCTTAGAAAAAAACTAATTCTTTTTCGGTCTTCCCCGCTTGCTCTGTAATTTCTGTAATTCCTTCGGCAAGACCTTCAATTCAATAAACTTGCTTCTTGATACATTCATTTTGTTTGCTTCTGTATCAAGCCATTTAATCTGATCTTCGTGAAAATAAACCGAAAATCTAACGCCCGATTCTACTGCCATTCTCCGCCCCCGTTGTCGTACTGATTATAATTATCGTTCTGATAATTTCCGCCTTTTTCAAAAACCCTTACAGAATCAGAATTAATATAAATACGGCTTTTATTATTGCCGTTCTGGTCTTTCCATCTGTCCTGTTTCAAACGCCCCGAAACTACAACCTGCACGCCCTTAAAGATTTTCTGCTTTAAGTTTTCTGCCGCCTTGCCCCATACAACTACATCAAAAAAAGAAGCTTCATCAATCCAGTTATCGCCCTGCTTTCTTGATTCGTTGTTTGCAATATGGATTGTAAGTTTGCAAGTGCCTGTATTAAGGTACTGAAAATCACGCTCCCCGATTTCCTGTGTTACCCTTCCTAAAAGTGTAACATTGTTTATATCTGTCATTTTTACCCCCTTATGACAAATTGATAAAATAAAAATATAACCGCCAAAGCGATAACCAAGATTTCAAAGGCTTCCACCCTGTCGGGTTTCCACCTTCGATAATATTTTCCCCTTTTGATTTTGGTTTCCCACATACCAAAACCCCCTTCCAGATGGAATGGCACTATAACATTTTTCTAAGTTTTGAAAGTGTATCTTCGTAACCTTCTAAATCGTGCTTGAAATGACCCCTTGTTTCTTCCGAAAATAATTTATCTTCGGATAATTTTTTCAAGTTTTCAATTTCGGCTTCAACAAGTGTTGTCAAATTCATAATCTGTGCATAAGTTAATTCTTCCATTTTTTGCCCCCTATGTATACAATCTTAACACGATTTTTATAATAAGTCAACACTAAAAACCAAGTGAATATTCATAAAAGGATTTCTCATTTTCCCTTCTTAAAAGCTGTACTTCCCTTGAAGGCTTCAAGGCTTCATTGTTCGCCTGTATCTTCCTTCTGCATCTGCCGACACTTTCAATCGAAGGAAAACCCCATTTTCTGTAATTAAGGATAAATGCAGAAACTTTCATATTTTCTACATCTTCCAAAGTCTGCCGCATTAAAATCAAATACAGAAGGTCATCACTTCCCCTTGTTGCAGGCTCGTCCTTTAAGATTTTTCGCACCCTTCTTTCCAGGTCTTTAATTGCTTTCTTTTCCATTTTGTTTGCTCCCGCCCCTTTTCGGGGCATTTAATTATTTTGTAACTTCGCAATAATAAATTGCAAGTTCTTCGATTTTTTTCCTGTCTGGAGTTTTACCCACATACAAGGAAACCACTATATCAATCGGCTTGAAGTCCACCCCGTATTCTGTCGGTGTAGTCTTGCCGATAACATAACCCGCACATCTTTTGATGCCGTTTGCAGGACTAGAAAAATCAAATCTGCATTTACTCATTTTCGCCCCCTTCAATTTCGCTTAAAAGTAAACTGATCGCCATTTCATCAGTTCTTAAAAATCTGTACTTGCTTCTAACTGTCGCAATATCTTCTTCAAGCATCTTTTCTGCGTTTCCGCCCGACATCCTGTAAAACTGTAAAACCTTTTCTTTATTGCTCATTTTTGCCCCCTGTAAAAAAAGGCGGTTGCCCGCCCTTCTTCCTAACAATACTGTAAGTTTTTGAAGTTTCCGCCTTCAATATTTGCCTGTATTCTCATTTCAATTCGCCAAGCAACCCACTGTTTTGCCTTCCCGTAATCTTTTCCAGAAAGCCAACCGCTTGAAGCCTTCCAAGCCAACTCGTCCGCTTCGTCCCTTCTTTCTGTGATTTCGTCCGCAAGTTTCCAATCTCCATTTCGTTCTGCTTCCCAAATCATAAGCGACAATTTGTCGTGGCACGCTTCAAGATTAAATCTCATATTTTCCGAAGTAGGATAATATTTCACACCGTTTACAACCTTTAACATATCTTGCCCCCTTTCTCTCTCACTTTCTATATTAATCTTAACACCTTTTTTATAATATGTCAACACTTTTTTACAAAAAAAAGTTAAAAAAAATAAGGCGGTTTTTTATGCCGCCTTTTAGTTTATTTATTCATTGATTGCCAGAATGGACACCACTTGCAGACCGTACAATAATCAAGACATTTTCTGCTTTCTGCGGGTCTGTGTTCAACGTAAGTTCCACCAAGTTTTGACATCATTTCATTTGCGGTCTTTTCGTCATCGAAAAGCTTTATTGCGGTTTTTCTTCCTGTTTTCATTACCGCCCATTTTTCACCGCTTGCCCATCGTTCTTCATTACTGCAAGGCTTGATTTCCCAATCGGCAAGTTTTTCTGCTTCTTCAAGTTCTGCAATTTTGCCCTTGATAAATCTTTCGATTTCTTCAAGGTCTGCATCCGTTACGTCAAACGCATATTTATAAACAGGCGATTGCGGATAGGAAGCATCGTTTCTTGCCTTGCTTTTTGAATGGTCTTTTAGAAGTGCGATAAATTCACAACGCTTTACAGAAAGTCCCGATTGTTTCAAAAGCCACGCATAAATTAAACCCTGCTTTTTCCAATCGTCAAAATCGGCAAACTGAATTTTCCATACGCTTGCGGTTTTCCAATCAATGATTGTTTCTGTTTCCAGATTGTAAGCATCAACACGCCCCGTAACTTTTGAATTGCTTACCTGCACACTAAAGCTTTCTTCCTTGAAGGAATTATCGTTCTGCTTTTCAAAGATAGAATGTGTCGCAGTTCCGAAAACCTGCCATATTGAATCGGCGGCATCAACTTCGATTTCGTCAAAATGTCTTTCTGTCAAAATCGTTTCTGTTGATCCGTGAAGTAAGGTTGTTGCGGAATAACAGCCTTTTTCATTATGGCGGTTTGTACTGATTGCCTGGACTAAAGCATCAGGCAACTTTTGATTGTTTGTAATTTTCATTTTCTTTTCTCCCTGCGGGGTTGCCCCCCGCTTTTGTTTTTATATCGTTGAATTTTTTATTTCGATGTATGCTTTATCTAAGATGTCTTTATACTTCGGATCTTTCATATCAAGTTCTTCTTGTGCATCTCCATCTTCGTCTAAAAGATACAAGTTTGTAATAGTAAACTGATCCATTTCCGCATAACCCCTAAAATCGTTATACGCATATTCCCCTTCATAATACACGGCATATTTGTTGTCGATTTCAACGCATTCTTCTTCCGCCCAATATCCGCCGTGTTCAAATAAATCAATCCATTTAATCATAAAGTTTGCCCCCTTTATTTTTCTTTATGATTAAATCTTAACACATTTATTATTATATGTCAACACTTTTTATGTTGTTTATAGTAATTTTGAAATTCATTCCAAGTCATTATATTTTTATAATTTGTTTTATATAGTTCCACTTTTATTTGCATATTTTTCTTCGCAGTTTTAATCTGTTTTTTTATCTGTTCTTCTGTGTTTTTATGTCCTTTTTTGAATGAAGTTTTATTGCCGCCTTTTAACTTTTGGGATATTTTCAATTTTGTTTCTTCTGAAACTTTACAACCTTTTAATTTCTGTGATATTTTCAACTTTGTTTCTTCGGAAATTTTATGTCCTTTAAGACTATTAGATATTTTAGCTTTTTTTTCTTCAGAAGTTTTATGCCCCTTATGATGCAATCTTGTATGTTCTTCAATTTTAAGCCATATCAATTCTTCTGGGGGTCTAAAATAATATATTTCTAATGCTTTTAATTCTTTTCTTGATAACTGTACGGCTCTTAGATTTCCTTCTGTATCGTGAGTTTCTAACCTGTGATGCATTTGCCAATTCTTAAAATTATCATTTTTTGCATTTTGATAATTTTCCACCAATTCTACATTTATACAAAAATTTTGTGTCATACTGTTTACCACCTTAAAAAAATAACCCCGCCTTACTTCCGCAACCTTTCGGCTTGACTCCGCAGAAATAAAGCAGGGCTTAAACTGTAAACAGTTCAAAAAGGGAGTCAATCTTTTTCAACTGTTTCTCCCTTTATTATAAATTATTTTTTTTAATCTGTCTATTAAATTACATTCCCACTTGAGCGACCCGCCCATCCTTCCCCGCTTCCCGTTGCAATTCCTGTCCATTCAATAACCCTTTCTGCCTTTTCAAAACAGAAGGGGCATTTCTGATTATTCTTTTCTTTGTCGTATTCCTTGATAGACAAATCAACTTCAAAATCCTGTCCGCATTTCGTACATCTGAATTTATAAAACATTTTTCACTCCTATCGGTTTCCCGTATCTGATTTTCTCTTTTGCATTTTTATCAATGATTTTCTGATTTTCTTTTTTAAGGTTTACGCAACAGGAAGAACAGCGGCACTCTGAATAATCTTTACACGCCCAATCGGGATTGCCGAAATTCTTGCAATAACTCATTTTTCTTTCTTCGCAGGTGTAACAAATTTTTTCCTTGCCTTCCCCGATATAAGTTTTATTATAACGGATCACGTTTGCAGGAATTGAAGTTTTGGAAGTCTTTACATTGTACGCCCTGCACTCAATTCCGTTTTCAAAACAGGAAGGACACATTGTAAGCTTGTAGTCATATTCTGCCCCGCAATCCATACATTGATTCCAGTAATAAATTGTCGGTGCCTTGCCTGTAACTTTTGACAATGTTTTCTGCAATACATCAATTGTTGGAAGTCCGTTTTTTTTCGGAAAATCCTTTTTGATGTAATTCAAGAAATTCGTCTGTTCGCTTTCGGTAAGCCATTTTAATTTTTCGCTTATCCACTTTTTCACATCTTCATTGAAAAAGCCATAAAACATTTCCAAATCATTTAAAATCATTTTTGCCCCCTAGTCCATTATTTTATATATTTCATTTTGCCATTCAAAATACTTTTTATCCTGCGGTCTGCCCTTCTGTAACCAATCCGCCCGATGTTGCCAGAACGCCCCCGTATCAAATTCTTTAGGGTATCGGCTTTCCATAAGCTTTATAAAATTATCGCAGATTGCATCCGCATCCGTTTCTTTATCATACTTCGTAATATCAAAAAATTCTGCCGTATACTCTGCATAAGATTTGCAGAAAGCATTGAAAGAAAAAGAAGTCTTCCAGGAATCCATATTTGCAACAATCAAATAATTTTTCAATGCCTGCACGATATTTTCGGGGCAATCCTGTTCCATAAGGTGCAGGACTTCCCGCCCTTCCTTGCATTGAAAATTAAACAAGCCTTTTGAAATCGGAATTTTATGTTTCGGAGTAGACCTGTTAAAATCATTTAATAAATTATAAATTTCTTCAACAATTTTTACATCTTCTTTTTTTGGTATGATTTCTTTTTGTTTGATGTAAGAAGGCACACAATCTTGTGTATCATTTATATTATTATCTAGTTTATTATATATATTATTAGGTAAAAAATTTTGACTACCCCCATTCAAATTTTTTGAATACCCCATTAAAGAATTTTGACTACCCTGTTCAAAATTTTTGACTACCATTGAAGTTTTATAAGTGCAGAATTTCAAATTATTTTTATATTCCACATTCTTCAAAATTAATTTTTTTTCACATAAAGATTGAAGTGCTGTAATGATTGTCTGTTTAGATGTATTGCACCAATCTGCAAGATATTGAAGGCTCCCTGTAAACTGTGATTCTCCGTCCTGTGAAAAACCGTGAATAATTGCATAGCACAAAAGCTCGTTTCCTTTTAAGTGTAAATCATTCACCATAAAGGCTTGTACTGTAATGTAACTATTTTCTTTTACCAATTTTTTTTACTCCTTGCCGATAAAAAAACCTTACTGCAAATCTCTGCCAGGTTATCAGTCTGGAACCGCCGAAGTCGTAAAGCGATATACAGAAATTTGCAATAAGGTTTCTTTGCACGGCTCCTATTTTTTTTCGGGTTGATAAATCCCGACAAAATCAGAATATACCTAAAAAAAGAAAAAATCAAGTAATATTTTTAACTTGTAAAAATGCTTATATTAGGGTATATTTTAGGGTATAATACCACTTAAAAAGGAGTCGATAATGTTTATTTATGACAATAAGAAATTTAAGCAAATTAATGAAATTCGGGAAAAATACAATTTAATTAGTTTTAGTGAAATTATGAAGAATTGCGGGGCAGGTGTAAAACCTGTAAAAGATGTAATTAAAAGTCTTGCTATAAAAAATCATATAATTTTATTAGAGCCTTCGGGAAGGCAATTTATTTTATATGAAAAAAAATATCTTCCAGAAATTACAAAACAAATCGGGAATGAATTTAAAAATGATATAATACCTAACAACTATATTTCTAAAAAAGAATTTGCAGAACTTTTCAAAATTAAACCTTATACAGTAAATAATATGAATGTTTATTTTTCTGATTTTAATAAATATGCAGAATACTTTTTTATAAATAATGTAAGGACAAAATACTTTTACATTGATGATACTACCTATCAATTTTATAAAGAAAAGGTCGATATTTATACAACCCCTTTTTCTGAAAGAATGAAAAAGAAACTTGAAACACCAATCCCAACAAGAGATTATACAGAAGGCAACCTGCACAAGATCGCTTTTGATTATGATATTCTTGCAGAAATATTTGATACAAAATCAAAGCATTTTAATTTATTAATTAAAGTTTATAAAAAATATGCAAAAATACAAAATGCAGATTCAAGCTTTAATGATAATCACCATATCATTCCAAGATTTTTTGAAAACTATAAAAATATTGATGATTTAGAAAATACAATTTTTCTGCCAAGAGAAATACATCTTCTTGTACATCTTTTGGAATATCGCTGTGCTTTCCCCGATTATAAATCAAAATTCTTTTCCGCTTTCTGTATTCTTTCGGGTAGAACTGATTATAATAAAATTAATGATAATGCCTTTAATGAAATAGAAAAAACAATCTGTAATTCCCTTGATATTTACTAAAGCATAAAAAAGACCCCTTCTGCTATTTTGTAACAGAAGGGGCAGATGCTTTTGAAAAAGTTTTTGTCTGGACCCTGCAACATCAACGATGTTCTAAAGGTTTCTACGACAAGGGTTGATTTTATTATACAGCAATTCCCCGAAAAGTCAAAATAAAAATCCCGCCCTATCAACGATAAAGCGGGAAATATGGAGAAAGAAAACGAAAAAAAATCTTAGAATAATTTATCAGAAGTATAGTTTTATTATACACATAAAAATTAAAAAGTCAAAAAAAAATCCGCCTGGAGTATTGCACTCAAAAGAACAGGCGGCAAAAAACAATGTTTTTTATATTAAAGGCTATCTTGTGTTAGGGGGCAAAACAGCCTTATTGTTCAATCATTAATGAAACGGTATCGCCCCATTCTTCCCATTCCTGCACTAGATGTTCATAATAGTTTATGATCCGTGCATAGTCCTGTAAAGTTTGCGGGGCATCTATCTTCTGCCTTGTCGGTTTTGGTGGAAGTTTTATCCCGTCATTTTTTGGAGTTGTCGGACACCCTGTCATTATTAGCAGAAATGATAATACTAATAATTTCGGCAATTTCTTCATCTGTCTTTGCTCCGTCAATTTTTGCCTTTACAAAAGATTCGTCATTTTTGATTTTCAAAATCTCCTGCAAGTGCCTTGTGATATATGATAAATCTTTCTGTAATTTATCAACCTTGTTTTTTAAGTTTCGGTTTTCTTCTTCCAGGCTTTTAATTTTCTTTTTCCGAAGATAACCGATTATGTAAAACACCGCAATCAGAATGAAAGCGATGCAGATTGTTATTATTTCAATCTTCATTCAACGTCCTTTTTTGTAAACTTGTCTAAAGCTGTATTGACTGAAACATCACCGAAGATTGCCGCCATTGTTCCCGCCACGATACAGATTTCCGTTATTGTTGCTTCCGTAAAAACCCCAATCCATTTTAGTACAGAACAGGTAATCACAAAAACAACCGCAAGAATTTTTATAATCAATGAAACGTTCTTTGCTTTTACTTCTGCCATAAATCCCCCTAGTGCTTATGCACCTTTTTAGTAATCAATACCTTTTATTTTCAAAATCCGTGCAGATGCAGGCTTTCCCTTTTCTACGCATTGAGAAGTTTTCAAAGGGTTGTATTTTACTTTGCCATTTTCAACACCGACCCAATGCGATTTTCCGCAATAGTCAAATCTTACAGGCGTTCTTTTTTTAATGCCTAAAAGAGTTTTGATGTTCTTGAATTCAACCGTGCTTTCCCGCCCTGTAAGGCTTTTAATTGCTTCATACCATTTGACCGTGCAATCTTTTTCAATCGCCTTAGAATTGATTAAATCCTGTACTGTCTTTATAGCTTCAAATTCTGTATCAGGCTCTATACCTAAGCACCATAAAAGAACGAAGGCACAACAGCCATAATCATAGATTGTCTTGAAGTCAATTTTTGCAAGTTCGCCCGAATAACTCTGCGGGCAGAATTCTTTTTTTGTCTTTGCCATAAGGAAAGCCCCCTTAAAATGAGTATAACATATAAATTTTATTTTATACCTACCTTTATAAAAATAAATGCGACAAATCCCGAAACGATTGCCGACACCAACGGACTAAGCCATCGGTCTATTCTTTTCGTTGTCTGCGATTTAATTTCCTTTACATCAGATTCCAAATTGCTAAGTCTAACTTCCTGTGTCTGCGTCTGCACCTGAACTTCAATAAGTGCATCAAGTTTCTTTTCAATCTGTTCCAATCTGAAAACAATTGTTTCTTCATTCAATTTATTTACTCCCTTATGCTTTTGTATATTCAATCCACCACGCAACATCTTTTCTTGCTTCTGTGTTACTCATATAAACTAAACCACTAGAAGTTATGTTTAATGATAAACGCCCAATATCTGAACTTGCAAAATTACCACCGATAAAAATTCTGTTTTCTGCACTATTCTTGCCGTTTGCAAATCCACCGATAACAGTATCTACATAAGATAATGTCAATGTTGCATCAAGCACTTTTTCGCTTGTTCCTGTCGACCCACTCAAAAACCCCGATTTTCTATAAATCACCTTTCCGTCAATCCATTTTACTCCCGTATCAACTTCGCTTGTAGAAAAATCAACACTACTTCCCGAAGGGATAGAATAAATAGTTCCCCCGACTTCCAATTTGTTTAATGTATCGGTTGCACTTCCCTGTGGATTTGCTTCAACCGATAAACTAGAAATTGCGTTTGCAACTGCATCAGAAGTAACAGGATTGTTGTCCCCACTCTGAACGGTTTGAGAAGGTGTTGCAGATAAAAGGGTTATGTTCCCTTCTTCGTCTACGCAGATACTAGCAACATAAGTTCCCGTTGTAATATCCAAATCAGAAGCACCAACAACCCCGGTTGTTAAAGTCAATTTATCGCCCGTAAAGTTCTTTACATAAACATTATAATTCTTTGCCCCTGTTCCTTCATTATCAAGATACAATGTGAAACTGTCTGAACTTGTCGCACCTGTAAATCCTAAAGTGTCAAAAAAGACATCAGATTTTGCCATTTCGGTGTTTGTCGGGATCGTGTACCACTTCACCGAATCGCAGGCATTCTGTTTATTGCCCGCCCTTTGTATCTGTCTTAAAATCAAATTGAGTTGGTCTGTTAAATCATTTACAGGCTTTCCGAAAGAGAACTGCAAATCATAAGCACCCCATTCCCAATGTTCCGTTATGCTTAAAATCTGAACTTTAGCAGAATGACCCGAAAAAGCAACTGTGATTAAATCGCCAACGTTATAATCTTCTTTGTAAATATAAGGGCATCTTGCAAGACCGTTTCCCGATAAAGTGATTGTCTGTCCGTACTGATTTAACATCGCAAGTGCTTCGGCTTCGTATTCGTCTTGAGTAGTCAAACTTGACTGATTGTCCCAAGCTTCAAACCTTCCCAAGCCTTCGGGTGTTCCGTCTTCCCCTTCGTAAATATCCCGTTCTTCGTTCTGCCCTTTTCCCCCGATATAAATTGCATTTGCAAAACTTTCTGAACTGTCCCCGAATTCTCCATTCGCAAGACTTTCAAAACTTGTATCAAACTTTACTGTCGAACTTTTATCCGTTGCCCCGAAAACATCAAGGGTTAAATCTGTTCCGTCAAAATCTATCTTCCACCCGATTTCGCTTTGTGTTGCAATCGTACAACAAACATCGTAAAGGTTTGTAAAGTTCTCTGAAACGGAATAATCTTTCCCTATGGCATCCGCATCCGCAGGAATTGTGTTTACAATCGGTAACTGTCTTTTGACTTCTGCACCGCTTCCGCACTGGTCTTTAATCAGATTGCGAAGGCACAATTCCCCTTTTGCAGTCATTTGCCAGAATCCGCCCTGATTTAAGTTTTCAATTACCCTTCTTTTGAGAATATATCTACAGTCATATCCTGTTATAGTTCTAATCTGTGAGCCTGCACCTTCTTCCCCGATTGAATCGCTTACTTTCAAGATTTCCCCGAATTCGTTTGAAGCACCGAAAGAAACAAAAAGTCCCCTTCTGAAAACAGAAGCATTTGCGATATTGTAATTAATTGTGATCGTGAACTGTCCTGCCTGATATAGATTGTTTTCAAAACTACAATCTGCAAAATCGTCAATTATTGCAACAAGAGAAAATGCCCCGTTTTTATATTCATATACTTTTAAATTCGGTTTCTGCTTATAACTCATTTCTTCGCCCCCTTATACACCGATATACTTTTTGCGGTATTTCAAGAATAATACATCTTTATCACCACCTTTGAAGGTAAAGATGTTTGTTCCTGTTTTTAAGCTTAAAGACATATCAGAAGTTGCAGTCATTTTTCCGATTAAGTTTGTACTTCGTGAATAGATTATTTCCTGAATCTGTCTGTTTACAATTAAAACTCCGTTTTCTGAAAGACATAAAGTTCCGCCAATTCCAGAGCATTCTATTTCGGAAAGTAAATCCATATAATAAGTATAACAGGTTGTTTCTGCCAAAATCCACCATAAAGATTGTTTTTTGTCATAAAGAATATCAACCAAAACACCCGATATTCCTGTAACCTGTTCAAAATTCAATCCGTCCATAGAAGAATAGCAATCGCTATCAGAAATAAATAAAAACTTCTGGTAATAGTCCGACCATTCAACCTTTTTAAACTGTGCAGGGGCAGTCTGTTCCGTATCATTCAAATAATATTTTGTATCAGTAATTACAATCTTATTGTTTTCTGTGATACATAAATCAATGACTTTTTCGCCATTATAAGATTGTGTCCAATTTTTAAAATCTGAACTTTCATACATTCCGTTCGCAGTAAAAATATAAATCTTGTTTCCAAAAACCCTAAAGCCAAGCGGATAGCCAATTATTGAAGTTATAATCGGGCTTGAAATTCTGTAATTTTCAATCTTAAAAATAATAACAGTCGGGTTTACGTCTATGAGTCTTTCTGCGACAATTAAATTGTCGTGCATTCCGTATACATAAGATTGTAAATCCTGCAAAAAATCTATTTTATTAAAATTGCTTGCTTCATACAAATAATTGTTTGGGTGTAACAATGCCGTATCAATAAAATAATAAACATCTTCATACTTCCAACCAAAATGTAATTCGTCATTATTTATAATTTCATATTCATTTAAGTTATCAGTATAACCCCAATATGAAAAATAATTTCCCACACTTCCATTAATTAAAAGATACAATCTGTCGTTAAAAGTACATAAAGGATAAACATAGTTGCCTTCATACTGTAACCCGTTCAAGTTCTGGAAATTTTTATTTATCAATCTTGCACCAATTCCGCCTTCTACATATCCGACTAAATCATTCTTAAAAGGTACAACCCTTATTAAAAACTGATATTCCCCGAAAATATAATCTGTAACTTCTACATTGTTTTTGAAAATTGCGTTTGCACCCTGTATTCCATAATTAACTTGTGCAACAACATAATCGCCAAACTGTAAAAGATAATTAAATCTGTAAGGCGAATCTTCGTGCTTGATAACAGAAACTGCACTTAAATCGTCTGCATCAAAATACATATTATTGTTATCAATTGCGTAATATCCCAATCCTTCAACAAACATAAAACCTGTCATTGTGGAAGGTGTCCAAGTAACCCCATCGCTTGATATTTCCCAAGTTTCCGAAAGAGCAACACGCACAACCCAATCCCCGACATCTTTATAAATATAAAGGTTTTCTGTCCAAGTTTCCAAATCTGAAGAAGAATAGATTTTATTTAATGAAGGGCAATATATATAATATTCCCCTGTACTTTCACAATAAGTAACAGACTCCAGATATAAAAATCTTTCAACTTTATCTGGTGTTACACTTTCTTTTATAATGCCATCTGCATTCATATAAGCAAGCAAATATGAATAACTCCCTGCCGATTGAGTAACAAAAAATAACAGGTCATTCGCACTTGTAACATCAAAAAATGCCATTCTTGTTGTATATGTATTCTTAAATAAATCTGTTGCAAATATAGTTTTCTTTCCCGCAAGGGTAGAAATATCAATCTTTCTGTTTGTTCCTATTCCCTGTAATTCAATCTCTTTATTTTCATTTATGTTTTCTACATCAAGGCTTGCAGAGTATCCGATATATTCAAGATTAACCCCTGTTTCAACGTCCCCATCGTATTCAATCTGATTTCGCATATTGCCCATAAACTTAATGACTGTTTCTTCCACATCTTCCCAATATGGATTGCAACAAGTCCAAGATAAACTAGCCTTCGGTGTTCCGACTGTATCACTATTATGTGTTTCAAAAATAGGATTGTTCGCTATTGCCTGAATCCTTTTTTCAATGTAATCATTTTTATAAATCAAGTAACCTTCGCCCGCTTTCGGATTTAAGGCGGATATTAATTCCCTTCGCAATCTGTATCTTGTTTCAAGGTTGTTTCCGTCATAAATTGCCAATGTTACCGCAATCGTTCTATCTTCATAAAGTGCATCAATAAAAACACTTCCATCTTGAAAAGGCACCTTCTGTGTCTGTACATTCAATTCAATTCCGCTAAAACCTTCCCATTCTGTAATTCCGTACGGGGCAGAAGTCAAATCCAGTCTTTCGCCCTTTGCATGTTCCCATATCAATTTTTGCATAAAAAATCCCCCTTAAATAACCCCAT